CACCATACTGATAAGCAATCGTAGTGTGACCTTTGAGTGCTTTAAGATCTGTCTGCATGTATACAGGGTCAATCTCCTGGAGGTAAACCTGGAGCAAAGAGTTGTGTGAGAAGATCACAGGATCCATCTCGTCAACATCCTTAGGCCCAAGATCTGCCATTCGCATCAACAGACTGGTAATACGCCAGTGGTTGAAGTCACGCAAAACATTGTTGTTTCGAGTAATGAATGACTGCCATGGAGTTGCAGTTGCTCGGTCGATACCGTGGTATGTTCCGATGTCATCAATCGCATCAGCCAGACCAGTAACGCAGTTACCCCACTCGTTTCCGTTTGCATCACCTTCAACAACAAACATCTGATTAGCGTTGTTGCCCAACGCAGTATCAAGAGTCATTGTTTGAGCGGCTTGGTCAACGGTCAGAATAATTGCGTTTGTTCCTGTATTGGCAACCAACTGAGCTTGGGTACCAATCTGAACCTGCATTCCTGCTCGCATATAACGGGCACCAGCATAGGTCCCCATGTATGCTTTTGTGTTAGTCAGAGTAGTATCTGTCTCTCGCTGGCGAACAGTCACGTTACCTGTTGTAGCGGCAAAGTTACCAGACCCAGCAGGAATCACACCAATCACACCAGAGTTAGCAAACCCAGCAGCACCAGGAAGTGCAGCGCCTTGCGTTCCACCCCAATACTTAGGTCCAATTCGGTTTCGGTGAGAGTTCTTCGCATCGGAAACCAACTCGTCCATAATCTGCCGGTACATACCTGGCTTCTCATGAGCACGAATCAACTTAGGTCCGGTGATCTCCACAATGTCCATGTGGGGGAACAACCGAACAGCAGCCTCATCGTATGACGGTGGGTTGTACACAGGAAGCACAGGTGCTGCTGCTCCAGGTCCACCATTAACAAATCGACTACCACTACCACCTGCTGTCTTGTACAGGTAGTACTGTGAATCTCCCCCGTTCCAATCTTCTTGTGAAACAGAGTCAATCCACTTCTCAACATCATCAACGGTGTCAAGAAGCTTAATAATTACATCAGCGTAAGTGTACTGAAACAGATCACTAAACGCTCCAAATGACGTTAATCCGGTCTTTGGAAGTGCCATCGTATTCTCCTATTAATTTGCGCCCTTTTGGCGGCGCAATAAGTCTTCTAAAAGATCTCCAGCTTCCTTCGCATTTTCAGGAGCCTTGGGGAGTTCTTCAAATCCAGCAGAAGCAAACATGTCAGGGACCATAGCTTTTCGCTCAGCCTTCTCCCGACGAGTTCTGTTTTCTTCTGCAATTTTAGATTCCATTTTGTTGTACTTGGACACCCTGTCTTCAGCGATCTTAAGAGCAATCTCTTTAACATCTCCGACAGGTTGATTGACCGCTTGACGACGTTTAACTTCATCAGCAGCATCAAGCATAATCAATCGCTCAAAGTCCATAATCTTGGCAGACTCTGGATGGTGTTCTTTAAACGACTTTAATGCCCTATCTACTTCTCGCCCAGCAGTCTGCTGCAAAGCATCTGTTGCATATCTCTCTACCATCTGAAGCCTGGGCTCAAGCCTTTCGGCAACAAGCTTTTCAATAAGAGAGTTTACGTTTGCTGTCTCTGGCTCAGAATAGTCATAAGCAGATTCTTGTGCTTGTGACGCCTGGTTGGCAGAAGACTCGTATTGTCCCTTATAGTAGGCTTCATTTTGCTTCGCATCTTCCATAGCCTTATAAGCTTGGCTATAGTAGTTTTGAAGCTTTTGGTTTTCTTGGGAAGCGCTGTTTAATTTCGCTTCCAACTCTGCAATTCGCTCATCAGCACTCTTACTCATCATTCACCCTTTAAGTTATGGTAGCTACCCTTCGCCACCTAGTTGACCTGCAAAACCGTTTGCGACAGCCGGTACTTGTGCTGCGCCACGGCCCCCTTGCTCTTCACCCTGTAAAAGATCAAGAGGATTTTGACCCTGCTGCGGAGCACCTTCCATTCCTGGCGGGGCCTGGTTTGGTGCAATCGCAGCTTGATGTCTCTGGAGTAATTCTTCCAGCTTCGTTTGTTGATCTAAGTTATAATCTAAAAAATACTTAGGGTCACGCATAGCTGTAAGCAATACTTCAATATGTTTCTGATGGTTCATCCATGGTTTAAAGAAGGGCTCTTGCCCCTGCTGGACTCTCATAATGTTAATCTCAGCAACCGCTCTGTCTCCCGGCTCCTCTACATCCCTAAGCTTATAAGCAACAGGAGCCCCTAATAGAAGCTCAACCACTGCGTTTGTTTCAGGACTGTTGTCTTGCAACATCCCATTAGCTGCCAATTGCATAATGGATGTACGCAACTGGTTTGGATAAGAGACAGCCGCAGACCCTGGGACCATGCGAACATCAACTAAGTTAAAAGGCGTACCATCAAATTCATAGACTGATGGTTGTTGGTCTTGGCCAACGAGTGCAAACCGATATCCAATCGGCAAGTACTCTTGGCATAACCGTACAAGGTGGGTCGCCTGGTGTGCTTGAGCAGCCTCAATCTCTTGAACGGTTGGTGCCATCGCAACTTGATTCTCTTCGAGGAGGCGATCAAGATAAGCTGCGCTATCCCCGCGTGAAGGGACGGAACCACCGACAGGAGAAGACGTTAGACTCAGCGCCTCCAGATCAGCCATCGCATCCTGACGCATTTGGTACAGGTGCGGTGCTATCTGGGGTGGAGTCATAAAGGAAGGCTTCTCCTCTCCATAAGGAACATACTCATAAATCTCACCAGGACGACCCTGAAAGTTGGTGTCGTTAGAGCCGTGAGGCTTTAACATGGGCGGGTCAGCAGTTCTTTCCGCTGCCCTAATCTCAATGTGTTCAACCAAGTCCAGACGCTTTTGCGCCTGTCGAAGCACATCAACAGTACACAGCCCCCAACCTCGGTCGGTAAACTGCCTATCTCTAAATGTTGAGTGTGGGTAATCATTGTAAGGCAATCCGTCTACCAGGTTAATAATCTGGTCTCCGGTATACGTGCAACGAAACCCTTGCTTAAAGTCCAATCCGTATCTTTTTGAAACAACAGGCGAGTGATAGAAATCAAACACCTCAATCATTTCAGTAGAAGACGCATCGTAGTTTTCCCTAAGCCCAAAGATAGAGTCCACCTCTCTAAACAAGAAGGCGTCATCTGGCTCTGTGATTCTTCGCACCTTATCAATATCCAAGTCAGGAAAATAAAGCTCAGCCAAATCAATAGGGATAATCTTTCTTTCCGCATAGTTCATACACTGACCAACCGTCAGGTGTCTCCACTGTGGGTCTGGAAAGAAATTAAATGGATGCACAGAACGAATCCTTGGAAGACCCGTTTGGTAGTTAACAGTGTTTAGTTCTTTGATTGTCTGGAAAGGCGCATCAATAAGAACAGGCTGTTCATTTTCATCTACAGACGGCATCTGCACTTCAGAGTACGAAGGCTCGTCGTTGACGTACTGAATGTCCTCTACCCACTCACCAGAATGCTTGTCCCACTGAGTCGCCCAGATACCATTACCAAACACCATCATGTTTAGCATACCGGCATGTTTAGCGTAGATAGTCTCTCGTTTCTCAGCAAAGTGGAGAATGAGAGAATTTGCAACAGACGCTCTTTTTCTGGCGTCTCTGCTGTTAGAACCAGGCACACACTCAGGCATCATACGAGGAGATGTGAGCTTTGCATGGTACTTACGAATCTTGTCTTGAACTTGAGGGTTGCTGGTCTCTCCACCGGCAGACCCCATAGTTATTGGGCGTTGGGTGCGTGGGTCGTACTCAATGTTGGTATACCCAGCAGCAAATGCAGCATTCTCATACCACCTGTACTCAAGTGGCTTACGCGCTTCTTTGTTCCGCTTTACGCACTTCTTAACGTAATCAAGAACATTGTATTCGTCATTAACTGCCATTATCCCATCCTAAACCCGTAGGGGTTTTGAACGCCGTATTGTTGGGCAAAGCCCCCGCCATAAGAAGACTTTGGTCTGACCATATAAGGCTGTGCCGGGGGCGGCAACATGGGTCTCCGCTGTGGCTCTTCCTGCTCTTCTTCAAAAAACATACTTGCAAGACTTCCAAGCGTTCCGCCAACCGCACCGCCGACAGCAGTGCCTACTCCTGGAGCAATCACGCTCCCAATCCCTGACCCTGCGGCAGAACCCACTGTTTTTGTCACCTCCGCTGCTGGGCTTGGCCCAGATGGCCCTTCCTCTTCCTCTTGCATTGAGTCGGTTACCAAATCTTTAACGCCCACGCCAATACCTTGAGATGCTGCGCTTAGGCCAAGTCTGGCTAGCTGCTCCCCAAAAGATGGCTTGCTTGGCTGGTAGTTCATGGGTTGCTGCGGTATGTACAGCCCTG